CTAGAGTAAAGTGAGGAGACAATTGTAAGTTTACGGGAAAGCTGGACAATTTTGCAACAGGAGCATCTCTGTAATCAATCTTAACATTTCCTGCTGCTGTTGTATCTGGAGAACCAGTTACTGTTGGTTTTCTGTTTAAAGCATCTTTATCAATCAATCCAGCATTGATTGCATCTTGTGTAGCCTTAGCGAATGCTTCTGGATCATCGTCAGATTCTGTAAACATATGCTCGACAATAGCACTGAAGGTAATACCCGTACCTAATGTAGGATTGGCTGTGGTTACGATTGCAGTGGTCACTGACGGCATTGTTGGGGCTGTTGCTGCACCTTCTTGGAAATGAATTTGAGCAGCATCTGCGTTGAAGTTACCAGACGCACTAATATTCATAGCAGCCGCAGAGTTAATCTTAAAATCTGTTTGTGATAGCATATTCATATCTTTAGCAGAATTGATAGACACTCCAGCAGTCCCATACTGATCTAGATTTCCACCAGTAAAGATTTCTGTATTGGAACCAGAAGAAAAATAATTATTCTTAGATAGAAGATTTAAATCTGCGCCAGAAGAAATTTCAGTATTAGCAGATGCCGTTAACAAATTATTAATAGAAGTAATATTCGTGTTACCTTTAGCGGTGGCACGAATATCTTTGTTTGCCAACATGTCAACATTTCCGTTGGTAGCTTCCATTACAATGTTGTTTGCCTTCATCCTAATATCAGCAGGACTAATGAGGTGCATACCTTTTTCTGCTTGAATAGTAAGAGTTCCGCCAATTCTTAAAGTAACGTTTCCTTTAATATTGACTACAGCCTCGCCTTCAACAAAGATATTTTCATCTTGTAAGGTGATGTGGTTGTTCTTACCTACAATCTTCATTACTCTTTGTCCGTCATGATGAATTTCTTCATATGTACCAGACTTATGATGTTGAAGTATTCTTTCAGCACCTGGAGTATCATCAATTTCTAGAAGATGTCCAGATTCTGTTCTGTTTGATTTATTATACGGATATTGTCCTTTAAACTGAAAGGTTGGTTCTGTGCCATGAGTTTGAACATGCCTATCCGTCTGAGATGGAACACTTACAGCAAAAACATTTGCAGGATTTGTTACCTTTACCGCTGCCTCTCTATAAACTAAATCAACTTCTGCTGTTCCAGATATAGCATCTGAAATTTTCATTATGCTATCTACAGGCGTAAGATTTGCAGCAGACGGAACAGACAAAATATAATCAGAAAAACTAAAATTATCTGGAGTTCCGTTTGGAAAAAGATTTAGAAAATCAAATGGGTTTGCTGAACCTGTTCCAGTAATAGTTCCGACCGCAAGAGAGGTCAGACCAATAATAATATTTCCTTTTTCAAAAGTTCCAACTTCAGTCTTGATGTTCATAGTCAAGCTATTTCTATCGTAAGAAGTAACCCTACCAATAGAAAGATTATGCTGAACTTGTTCGTCTACTTGGAAATTTCCAACCACATTATCAAGTGTAACATGTACTGTAGAATCTAAACCAGAAACAACGTCTGTTATAATAGTAGAAACAGCGTCAGTAAGATTGCCAATTAAACTCATAATTATTGTGCTTTCGGATTATTATTTGTTGGAACCTGTGCATTTGGGTCTTTACTTGGTGCTCCGCCTTGAGGAACAGAAGTTTTATTCATAGCGACTAATGCCATTTTTGCATATTGAATGCGTTCTCCAATATGATCTAGACCTTTCTTTGGTCTTTCAAACTCAGCCATAACATATCTCGTTGCTCCTTCAATATTAGAGCAATCATATGTTCCTGCCCAATACCCACTAACTGTAACTGGAGCGTTTGTCTTTAGCCCCTTGATGACTTTGGCTTTATCTAATTCCTTTAAAAAGAAACCAAGATTTGCTTCATCGGATTGTGGTGCATGTCCTGTAGACTCGCAGAAATTTAAAAAGTCATCAAGTCTTGAATTTGTCCATTGGACCCATCCGTAACCTGTATTCTTGGTTCCTTTTGGAGGAGGCTGATCTTGTGGACCAGAGCCTTTACCATATTCTCTAATAGCCCTAAAACCACCAGACTCGTGCCAAAGGTTTCCAATTAAACCACATGCTTGATAATCTGTTAATTTGTATCTATCTTGAACTAGTTTAGAAAATGTCGCTGCTCTTTGTGGAATTGCTTTACTTCCTTTTGGAAGATTGATTGGTGCGCCATTTGGACCAACTGGAGATGCTGCTATTTGTCCGTCTAAACTATCCTGTTGGGGTACGCCATAATTAAACTGACCTGTACCACCAGCAATAGTACCTAAAATAAATGGAATTTGGCAATCTCTACCGTCCGCCCAAAAACCAAAAACGTGTGTTCCTGGAATAGGACCAACAGGAGAATGCCCAACACCATGTGCTGCGGCAGAATTAATCGGTTGGATTGGCATTGCCCAAGGTAAATCTTCAGTTGGAACCAAAGTCTTATCATCTGGATGAGTTCCAAACACTCTTACTTTAATTCTGCCAAGAGTAAGTGGATCATCTCTATCTTCTACAATACCGAAGAAATAATAGAAACCGTTTCTTCCTAGAAAATTATTATCATTATGATCTTGGTTCATTATTTAAAAATCTTTACTAATGGGGAAACTATTGTATTTATAGTGTCCTCCTGATTTGCTTGATTAATAAGTTTATTTCTATCTGACTTCATATCTTGTGCGCTATCAGAACCAAAAATTCCCTTATTTGTTTCAGACTGTACAACTTTTTCATTATATCCATTTTTATATAAATCCATAGAAGTAACATAAGCACGAGGAGTAAACCTGTGCTGAATAGTTCCTATCAGAAATTCACCATTTAAATACTTATCGTTGCTGTCGCCTTTTTTCAAAGTTGTACCAACAATTTCTGGGTATCTTACAGTAACAACATCTCCAGCTTTAATTTTAGGATCGCCATATGTTTCGATGGTAGTCATATTTTGATTTAATCTAGTCATATAGGCTGCTTTGTTAGCGTATATGTTTTCCAAAAATGTGTCTGGAGTTCCAGTACTTAAATCCTTAGCAACCATAAACTTCTTGACATATACATCATTGTTTGCAGTGCTTGTGCTCTTATCAATAAAATCAGATGAGTTTTCTGGATAAGGTGCAACAGACAAAGTAGAATTAGCAGTATCTTTAAACTTAAATCTTGTTGGTGTAATCTGATGGTTGATAAAATCATATACGATAGTATCGCTTTCAAAATAACCACGCTTTAGCTTTTCAACAGTATCAAATCTATTTTTAATTTTAAATGTTATAACTGTTTTAAAAGCATCAGCTTGTGATTCTGCAATATTTGGATTTTTTATAATATATGTGTATAAATTTTTATCGTCTTTGGTTTTCTCTGCTGCGTCTTTTTGTTTAAATCCATTTTGAATTAATGTTTCGATATCACAGAAATGAAATCCTGCTGTATTTTCAAAACAGACATATGAAGCAGATTTCTTCTTATCGTTATTAGAGAGAGACCTTTTAGCTAGAAAATTTAATGCTTCAAATGGGCTAAGTCTAGGGATGATTATTTGTTGTTGCCCTTGTGTATCTTCTATGTCTAAAGTCTTTTTTGTCTTTAAGAATGTTGTAAATATATCTTTAGCCATATCGCTCAATGGCGATTTATAACTTTTTTGAATAAGTGTTTTGGCATCATCAATATGTTCGGAACTTGCAAACTTTAACTTGTATTTTCTATTTTTGAAGTTGTCGCTGTTAATAATTTCTTCTATATTGTATACTGAAAATAACAATTTTACTGCTGGTCTTCCTACTATTTCATATGTGATATCTAGAAATTCTTCTCCAACTATAGGAAAATGAATATTAGTTTGCGACCCACCAGGAATACCATTCATCAAACCAATTGAGTCATCGACATTGATCAATCCATACAAAGTGTTAGAAAATATATCTTCATATATTTCCATATTCAACATTTGTAAAGTTATGTCGATTACTTTTGTTTTGTCAACATTAAGCAATTTTACAGTAATATTTTTTAAATAACCTAACTGTTCGTAGGTTTCATTATTCTGATTAGCCATTGCTCAATAACTCTTTCAATTCATAACTAACTTCTGTTGTATATGTTTTGTCTAGTAATCTAATAAATTTCTTGGCATCATTTAAATTAGTTTCATATGTATACGCATCAAGGGCTGTCCATTGTGATCCTGGATCAGCATCCATAGCAGCAGCCAGAGAATCTGGAGACACGTAGATAGAATCATCTTGTGTCACCTTTGTCCAATTCCAAGGATCAGCTATAGATGTTGCCAAATATTCTGTTTCTGTGTAGAAATTTAAATTTACTTGGTTTATATAATAAACTTTTGGAACTTTTTGATAAAAAACAGTAGTACCTAAAGCAGCAGCAATACCATCATTGATACCTGCGCTTGTTTCATATTTTTGTGCGATGAACTTATCTAAATTTTTACTGGACAATGGCCAGTCATAATATGGATCAACAATATCATTTATCAAATAAACCAACCAAACAAAATCTGTGCTATCATAATAGTCAAAGGCAAGATTTTCTGCTCTTTCGCCATCTTTAATGGTGTAAGGATAAAAAAGAACATTTTGTTTTTTTGCAGTTTCCAAAAATTTAACACGAGCAGAAATATTTGTTACTGCCGTATTTCCATATTTAATTGAAGGAAAGTTTTCGAAGTATTTCATAAGTTTCTCTTTAATTAAAGGTTGGTGGTGACTTAAACGCCACCAAAATAAGCATCGGCATCATCAGCAGTAGTAAGCATACGCTCTAGGAAGTTAGCTGTAAGAGTAATAGAAGCTGGTAGTCCAGTTTCTTTAAAAAATACAGGGTGAGCTTCATCTGCGTATGATATATTTAAATCATTCAAGAAAAGACCCTGCTTACTAAACATAATAAGTCTTTGGTTTGGACCATAAAATTCAATAAGAAAAATATGCGGATAGTTTAATTGAATATCAGCACCTGCTGCTTTACTTGGTAAAGAATTTGATCTAAAAAATCTTAATATATCTTGAATAGTTTTGCTTTCTGCTGGACTTTTAGCAACTAATTTCCAAGAAAATCTATGTGATCTTGAATTTACACCCTGAAAAGATAATGACATATTTGGATTAGCAACACGACCAAGAGCTTGTTGTGTCATTTGTCTAGCAGTATCTTGGTTTAATCCGACTGCACCAGCAAGACCTCCAGCAGCACCTTTAGCAATTTCATCAATACCAGCAAGAGCACCACCACCAATTAATTTTTTTACTCCACCAAGTAAAGAATTACTCATTAGCGTATTTAAAGCGCCACCCATAGCTCCAGTATCAACTTCTTTATAATTCATCCCATAATTATCATCTAATCCAGAAAAAGGAATAGGAAGAATGACAGATGCGCCAGTAGAAACCAAAAGTGCTGGGTCAGAAGGCAAAGTTCTTTGATATTTTACCGCAGAAATGCTACAGTATTCCGTTTTGATATCAGATGGAAACCGCATTTGATTAAACGATTGACCCAACTTAGGAGCTTTATTTGGGTCTTTTAAGAACGCTGCCATTTTTTATCCCTAAATACAGAAGTTTCAAGAGTATTTAGATGATAGCATGGCAAACCAAGGCAAGTTCACTCCAAAAAATCCAAAGAAATATAAAGGTGATCCAACCAAGATAGTATTTCGCTCAAGTTATGAATTGACTTTTATGAATAGATGCGATAGCGATCCAAACATAATTGAATGGCAATCTGAAGAATTTTGTATTCCCTATCGATCTCCTGTTGATAATCGTATTCATAGGTATTTTCCAGATTTTAAGATGACAGTAAGAACACCAGATAACAAATTGGCTACTTATGTTATTGAAGTAAAACCTTTCAAGCAAACACAAGAACCAGAAAAGAAGTCTAGACAAACTCGTCAATATTTAAACGAAGTAATGACCTATGCTACTAATCTAGCTAAG